CCGCTGCAGTTCATCCACCGGTGTGGACGCGGTGTTTTCGGTATTCAACGCGCAGAGTTGTGTGCTGACAGCACCAATTCCACCCCACCTGTGGGGGGCATTGCCAGCAGCTGTCAGCAACCGTCAGGCCCTGTTCTGACCGACTGCTCTGCAATGGTGGGATCAAGTTGAGCGGATTATGAGTCCGCTGCATTCCCAGATTGCTAGACCCCCAGTCGTTGCAGCGCAATGGATCTGAGCAATCCAATGGTCTGCCGACTGCGCCATTATGCGGGAGTGCGCAGGCAGAAATCCGCCGTCGGTGGACGCATCCACAGTACCGGCGCTGTTGCTGTTAATGCCTCCAGCTGTTGCTTGTACTGCTCGGCCCGCTGAATGGCCATGGCAGCCAGCTCAAACGGATCAGCGCCAGATGCTGCCAATTCACGCCGAAGCTGTTGAACCTGTTGCTGGGCAGTGGCCACGGCGACCTCCTGCAAAGGTTGCTCAAATCTTAACGAACTGATGCAGTGTCCCTGGCAACAGTTGCGATACTCAGGGCAGCGGCTCTCATCACATGGCTGATCTCAGCAAAGAATTAGAACTCCTCCACGCTTCAGTTGTTCGTACCGTCCGCGAACGCGTGGAGAACGGCAGCGAAGACGATGACGGCAACTACAAGCCCGTCAGCAATGACGATCTGCGCGTTGCCCTGCAGCTGCTCAAGCAAAACGCTGTTACCGCCAACCTCGCTGAGAACGATGCTGCCAAGCTCAAAAGCAAGATGGCAGGCAAGTTGAACTTCTCCGCACTCCAGGAGAAGGTGATGCCAATCAGACCCGAGATCCAACTACCGGACGCCGCACCCCGCCATAACTCCGGCGAGGCCCAGCAGGCTTGAACCCCAACGCCAGTGCGTCAACGCTGGCACCCATCTCATCGGTGAAGCACTGCACCGCCCAGTCCATCAGATCCTGCTGGCGCAATGCCTGCTGCTTCTGCTGGTCCTGGGCCGCGGCATCGGTGAAGAACTTCACCCCCAACGCCAGCGCATCAATCCGGTCATCGAAGGTCAACGCACCACGTTCCACCGTGATGCGGCTCATCTGGAACAGCAGTGAGCGTTGGTGCCCTCCTTCTGGATCACGCTCTGCATCGCGGTAGTCCTGACGGATCAGCTCACTGCTGACCACCAGCCGGTGCTGCTGCACAACCGGCGCCAGGGTATCCACGATGCGCCGCTCCTTCTGCATCGCCACCCGTACCTCCTCAATGCCACACGGGTGCACACGGTTCAGCACTGGGCTGAGCAGTGCTTGGAACATGCCATCACCGAAGTTGCTCTCCACCACCACCTGGGTGACGTTCCACCGTGCTGCCTTGGTAGCCAGCAGCTTGAGCACCTCATCGGCATAGCCCTGGGTGGTGCCGCCCGATTCCAGCAGGAAGAAGTTGCCGTTCAGCTCCGCCACCACTGCCCAGGCCAGCTCATCACTGCCGCGGCCTGATGGGTCAATGGCCATCACGCACCGCCAGGTCTCACTGGCTGGTATCCAGCCCTGGGTGATCATCGGGCGGTGATACCACCGATCAGCACCCATCCCAACGCAGATCAGATCCTGGATGCGCTGATCGGGTCCTGCTGCCCAGGTGATCACCTCCGGCAGCGCCTTGCCATCGAGGTCCATCACGATCAGATCACCCAATCGGATGGGGTAGCGATCCAGGGTGGACAGCCGGCAGTTGAGCATGAACTGCAGCTGCACCGATGCCCTGGTCATGGACATCTCCCGACGCAGCAGCTCGTCATGGCCGAACCGTTCAGGGTCAGTCGGTTCACCCTTGATGCTCTGATCGCCCTCCACCTCCTGGGCCATCAACGGGTCCAGGTCACCCTCGTAGCAATCCCACTCATCAGGATCAGCAGGGTTGGGGTAACGCGCTGGCCAGAACCGCATGGCGTAATTCCGCTCACGCTTCAGCCGCAGGTACAGGCTGGTCTCGATGTGGGGTGTCCCCAGGAAGATCGTCTGCCGCGGTAGCTCACCATCCACCTGGGGCTTCCTGATCGCTTCGATCTCGGTGACCGCTGCAGCCAGCCGTTCCTGTTTCAGCGGTGTGATCGAGTTGGAAAGGGTCTCGCAGTCATCGATGACCGCCACGGTGCAACGCTTACCGGTCAGCGATGGGGACAGGATTCCCACAGCGCGGACACTCGGGCTCTGGTCCACCACCGATGGACCCACATCCCAGGCATTCACCGAACTCCGCCCGTCAGTCAGGGGTTGCAGGCACTGCAGGATGTCCACATCACGGACCAGCCTGAGCATCCAGGTGCTGATCTCAATGGCCTTATCCGCGGTGGCACCCACCAGCAGGATCTTCTCCCGGAACGGATCCCTGCGGAGACGCCACAGGGCATAGCAACCGGTGAGGAATGACTTCCCGCAACCCCGGTAAGCGGTAATGATCTGCCGATCAGGACCGTTCTCCAGGTAGTTGAGGATCCCCAGCTGCTGCTTGGTGGGGGTATCGGCCAAACCGAGTTCCCGCAGCAGGTAGCAAGCGAAATGGGGAAGGGGTTCCAGTTCAGAGGGGAGAGGTTCCCACTGCATCAGGGAGTGCCAGAGCCACCGGCGCCAGGACCACCAGCACCACCCTTGGGTGGGGCAGGAGGAGCCGCATAGTCAGGGGCCACATAGCCCTTGTATCCAGCTGTTGTCACAGCAGCCTGCACCACTGCTTGAGGAGCATCAGGGCTCCCCTCCAGGTGCAAAGCCAACCGCTGAACATTGGTGAGGTACATAGCACTGGTGCAGTGCATCCAGTCTGCAACAAGTGCAAAGGGCCTACCACCTTGCGGCAGTAGACCCCCAACAACCACCAGGCACAGAAGAACCTGGCAGCGCCTCCCAGCACCACCTGGGTGGGCATCCAGGACCTTAGCGGTTACGTGGGTTCCCGATCCCACAAGCAGTGATGGCGAGCAGCACTCCACAGAAGACAACCAGACCGTTGCTGGTCATCAAGCCCGCCAGGCCGACAACGGGCCAAGCCAGGAACAGGAACGCTTGAAGACCGATCAGGAACTTGTCCCGGTTGAGGGTCGGATCTTGGTCAGCCCACTGAAGGCCCTCAGAACCGTCTGTAGCGGGCCAGAAGCCAGCTTCCGCCCTGGACTCCCAACGGGCGTCATCAACGGCCCTGGAGGCGGCCCTATCGATCTCTCGTGCGGCTTCCTGTTGAAGCTCCATCGCGCTCTTGGTTTGGGTGTACCAGTTGCCGTGCGAGCTGCGGCGACGGCGGTAGTAGTGACCAGCCTGTGCTTGCCGCCACTGGCCAACGATCATCAGGGCCGACGCTTGGCCGCTAGCCACACGCTTGAGCAGCCAGAGCACCTTGGGCAGCACCTCCTCCTCGGTGATGCGGAACCACTCCGACTGAGGGATGCGCTTGTGCTTGAACTGGGCGTGCAGCACCCGTTCCCACTTCATCGCATCAGGACAACGCACCAGCCGTACTGCCGTGGTGGTCTTGCCCACTTGAAGCTCCTTGGAACGGCGAGCCCAGTTGGCGGTCATCCCGATCTTGTGCAGACCCGTGGCGTCGTCCCGGATCACATACACGCATTCGTTGGTCATGGTCCTGTGGTGGTGGTGGTTGTTGATTCCCAAAGTTTGCACTGGTGGGGAAGAAGCTGTCAAGCGGCCTGGAACTCCTTCATCGCCAGACCAATCGCCTGGGGCTTCCCCGACTGCACCACCCATGGGTTCAGCAGGTAAAACCTCCTCCCAGTCCCCTTCTCCACCACCAGCCTCAACACGTGCTCTCTCTTGAGCCTCCCGATCGCTGCCCTGATCTCGGACGGGTTCACCTGCAGATCCTCCGCTAACCGCTCAGCTGTTACGTAGATCCGCCCGTTGTACGTGTCCGTGTGGCTCATCAGCGCAAACATCACCCCCGCATCACGGGGCCTCAGCTTCCGCTGTCCCAACAACGTCACCACCCTCTCCAGGTCCCTCAGCTGCAGCATCACGAACCTCGCTGTGTCGTTACTGTCCATGTGGTCGGGGCATTGCGTACCTAGGTGCCGACCAGCTCTTAAGCCCA